CCCGAAGTCTGAAGCGATCACAGGCAGCGAATAGCAGCCAGCTTCTTTTACTTTCAAATCGGACTTGCACAGGTTGAACTGCGAACCCACCAGCGGGGCAAGAACCACATCAAGCCGCGAAAGGTAAATGCCATACTGCGAAGGGTGAACGCCAGGGCGCAGCTTCAGCCAGTCAGGATGACCCACCGGGGCAACATCGTTTCCGACCGCCTGCCATTCAGGGTCTTTCTCATCATATCCGCAAATGTTGTATTCGCTGCCTGTTTCTTCGCAGAACTCCCTCACCGCCTGGCTGATTGTGAACAGGTCATACCGATGCGACCGACTGCCAACGAACCCCACGCGGAATTTATCGCCTGGTTGCTTTTCCTGATTCCATTGCAACTCAGTAAGGTTCAGAGCGTTGGGAATCGTGTAAACATTGCGATTCACATTGTACACCTTCTCGCGTAAACGGTCGTTTTCGCATATAACCGCGTCCGCGTGGTACAAAGCCGCTTGCACCTTTGCCGATAGCCCCCTGCGTATCCATTCATCAACGGCAGGGTTGTATCGGTTCAGCATCCAGTAATCGTCAATGTCCACGATAAAGGGTATGCCGCGTGTGTTCAGGATGGAAATGATTTGTTCCTGTGGTTCGGCAAGTGTGCCATTCCAAATTACAAGGTCATACTTATCCAGGTCGGGCAGGGGGCGGTAATTACCTTGCTCATCGCGTGGTGTCCAGATGTCAATCTGTGCGAAGCCGCGAATCTGTAAGTCATGGAGTGGGGCGTATAAGCGGTGATAACTGATACCGCTCATGCCGTTGAGTATGCCGAGTATATTCATTTCTGTGCTTCGATTAACCACGCCAAATAGACCTGCGCCTTTCTCAAATCTTCCGCGCCTCCCTTGCGCTCATGCCGCCATAGGTATTTCATTACGTTGCCCTTCAGATAACCTCGATAAGCTCCAGGAGTCATACTTGCCCGGATTGCGTCAATACATTCTATCTCGCCCTTGTAGTGTTCGGGATCGTGTGCGCTCATGGCTGCGTTGGATTAAGGTTCATGGTTACCGTTACCTCGCCCTGAATGTCCATGTCCACAGATTCCTTCGGCTTGCCATACACACGGGAGAGGAGCGTTTCAATGCTATACAGGCTGCCCTTTTCAATACTGCGTTTGATTGCAGCCGCGATTGTCTTTTCCAATACCGTAGCCGTTGGGTTTTCAAATGCCTCTTTGAGTTCTTCGATGGTCATGGCCATCATAACCTGTATGCAGTCGTTTATCTCCGACAGCTTGTATCCTTGCTCGCGCAGGGTGCTGACGTATTTGCGCGGTCGTCCGTTGGGGTTTCCCGATTGTCCTGGTTTGAATGGTTTGAGATTTTCATTCATTGTTTTGCCTCTGTTTTTTATCTTCTGACAATATCACCGGAACGGCATTTTTCCAGCTTACACGGTGATGAATTCGCCGGTGTTTTTCTCCCATCATGGACACCTTTACAAATGAAGGACAATACATAACGCTGTAAAAAGTTTTTACGTATGTTCCACCTTCTAAATAGGCCTCGGTCATTCCACCTTTGGTTGCCTGTGTTTGTTTTTGAATTATGGCCACCTGTGGTATTGTAAAAAATAGTTTACCCCGATGCCCGAGGGTAAGATATGTATTGACGTCCTCGTTTAATCTGCTGATAAATTGAAAAGGTCTATCGGTACTGCAAATAAATGTATTCATGGCTTTACGTTTTGGCTTTACGTGCTGGGCAAATGTTCCAGATGCGCCTCCGATGAAATCTCCATTTTGAGCCATTGCCACAGATTGTGCTTGCGTAGTTTCTAAATAATCGATAAGTAAATCAAAAGTGCCATCTATTGAAAGTATATGCGATTCTGCAAAACCTGCTTCATCGTTGTATTTGTAAACAAAATCCGTATAATCATCATCAAGCGCGATGAAGAATTTGCACCCTTGTTCCTTTGCAAAGTTAAAAATTGCGTTTCTTGCGTGTGTAGTTGTGCGCCTATTGTCGAAGTTATCTCCCTCATCGGTCAAATCAGCGTAGGCTTTTTTATTGAACTGCAAAACCTTATCGCCATACTTTGCAAGGTAATCATCTGCCGTATCGTCTTCGTCATCAATTACGATGAAATAACGACCGCTATACCCTGCCCTTTGAAGTGATTTGATTGTGTGTATTTTGTCGGGCCGGCCATTGCTCAATATGAATGCCGCAAAATCATTCCTCATGGTCTTCGGTGTATAGTTTTGTCAGCTTATCAGAAAGTACAACAAATCCCTGCTCAATAGCCTTGCCAAAGTCAATAATTACAAGTGCCGATTGCTCCATTAGTTCCTGAACTTCTGTCGATTCGTGGCAGTAAAATTCAGCGATATTCTCGAAATTGAAAACGACATGGCGATAACTTGCCAATGTCAAAAAATACTTTACTTCATCAGGTGCGTTGCTTTTATTGATAGCCTCTTGAAGTTGCTTTGCCTTGCTTACGTCAATAAGTTCCGAAATATCAGGCTTATTGCGTTTTGGTTCGTATACTGGTGATTCTATTTTGCTCGTATATTTTTCATCTTGGGTAAGGTCTGGTAAATCCAATCCCCATGCTTCCAGCTTCTCCGCGTCCCATTGATTGGCAAGCATATCCCAGTCCCATTCGCCGCCGCTCACGTTGTCCTTAATGACGAACTCTGCCTGCTTATCTTCGGGCCAGTCCACCACCTCGACAGGCACTTCTTTCCATCCTGCTGCCTGCATGGCCTTGAAGCGCATATTGCCGCCAAGGATGACCATGTCCGTATTACAGACAATCGGTCGGATGTTTGCCATTTCTGGAAACTTCTTCAGCGATTCAACCAACTTCGCGAACTTATCGTCCTTGATTATTCGCGGGTTCGCTGGGTTCAGTTTAACGTCCTTTATTTTGTAAAGCTTCATTGACTATCGTTCGTAAATACTCTTTCGGTAATCCCGTGCCAAAGTCAGCCTGATGATGGCAGCTTCTGCACAGGGCGATAAGGTTTTCGGGATTGTCCCGTGTGTTGCTCCCGCCCATCCCCCGAGCCTGTATGTGGTGGATGTCAACCGCCTGCGCTCCGCAGACTTCGCACGGGATAAAATCGGTTTGTGTAAGGTTGCGTGCTTCAAGGTATAGTTTCTGATACTTTTTCATAAACGCGAACCGTGGAGTTGATTGCCTGCTTCAAGGCCCACCTATGCCCCCACATAAACTCATCCATCCCGGCATAACTCCAGATTGTGCTGTGGCCTACTTTCGGTTCAACATAAAACGACCCCCACCCGCAAACATCCGCGAAGCAGGTTTCGATATAAAGTAATGAACCAGGAACGGTGCATTTGTCAATATCCGCAAAGGTTTGCTGCAACTTCTTCCCGGTCAGGTGTTCGATCACCTCCACCATTGCAACAAGGTTCGCTGTTATACGTGGTTTGCGCTTGAAGTTATCGCTGAACTTGTCATATCCATACGCCATAAACCCGGCAAGAGTGCAGGCATGAACCAACTCACCATTTCCGCAGCCCCAGTCAATAATCGTTGCACCTTTTCCGGCAAGTTCTGTGAAGCGTTCAATTCGCCCGGAGTTCTGAAGGCTGCGCTCATAAACCATCCCGCCTCCTACCATGCCAGCCTGGTCAAGTTCCCGGCTGAAGATGGTTTTGCAATTCACGCACTCATGATATTCAGTACCCCATACGTTGCCAAGGAGTTTGGATTTTTCAAAGTTACAGGCGGGGCAATTCATGACGGGTTTATTACAATGGGGGTTTCCGGATTTTGTTCCATGCGTGCCAACCGTTCAACGTGCCACTTCATGTTGTCGTTGTTGTAAATCACGCCCCAGTTTTCACCCGTGCTTACCACGTTCGGGCAGTAGGGTGAAAGTTCCAACACTCGGGGAAGGTCGAATATTTCCGCCACGGCGAAAGGTGAAGATTGGTTTCCGAAGTGCATGCGACCGTTAGCTATAAGGCAGGCCATTCTATAAAAGTCTAATGTTTCCACCAATAGTGCCTTAGGGCAAAGTTTGACGAACTTTTCAAACTCCTGCGCCACGCCGATAAAGTAAACTTCATAAGGCTGTTCCTGAAGCATGGCCCACTTTTGATCCCCACCAGCCGCGTTGTTTCGGTATCTTTCGGAAAGGTTAACGGTTATGTAGCCAGAGTTTAGGCGATAGATGCGAAAGGCAGGGCCGGGGCGAAGTTCAGGATATACCGAAAGAATCCAACGGCGAATATCGTATGCCGAAAGGTTTATGCGCTGCTCCCTGAATAGGTCGAGGTTGTAATCCACCGCTTCGCCGTGCCACAATTCGCACTTTATGCCGCAATACTCCACCAATGGGCGCAACATATTGCACATATTTTC